AAAACAAATCCAGGAACTATGTTAGGTACTATTACTGTAGTTTAATGGCTGATTTTTATAATTCGAATGCCTCAGTAAAAGCTGCTGGCGTAAAAATTGAGTTTACGCCAGAGCAAGTACAAGAGTATATAAAATGTTCGCAAGATCCAATTTACTTTATTGACAACTACTGTTATATCGTAACTCTTGATGAAGGGTTACAGCCATTTAAGTTGTATGATTGTCAAAAAGAAAAAGTTCAACTTATACATAATGAACGTAAGGTAATTTTGATGGAAGGTCGTCAGCAAGGTAAGACGACCACTTCTGCTGCATATATTTTATGGTATACCATTTTTAATGACAGTAAGACCGTTGCGGTGTTGGCTAACAAGGCAAAGACAGCGCAGGAAATTTTATCTCGTTATCAGTTGATGTATGAGAATCTTCCAGTTTGGTTACAACAAGGTGTTACCACTTGGAACAAAGGTGATATTGAATTAGAAAATGGTAGTAAAGTATTTACTGCTGCGACAACTATTTCGGGTATCCGTTCTAAGTCTGTAAACTTATTGTATATTGACGAAGCAGCGATTATCCCAAACCAAATTGCTGAGGGTTTCTTTACTTCTGTTTATCCAACAATTTCTGCTGGTAAAACGACTAAGATCCTAATCACTTCTACACCTCTTGGATATAATCATTTCTGGAAATTTTGGAATGATGCTGAGAACGGTAGAAACGACTTTAAACATATGTTCATCCCTTACTGGAAAATTCCAGGTAGAGATGAAGTTTGGGCTGAAGAGCAAAGAAGACAGCTTGGCGAAATTAAGTTCAACCAAGAGGTTCTTTGTAAGTTTCTTGGTTCTGCGCTTACACTTATTGCTGCAGATACTATCGCCCAAATGTCGCCATCGCCTTATGTTTTCCAGAAAGATGGACTTGATGTTATCACCCCTCCAGAAGAAGGGCATGTCTATACCTTGGTAGCTGATATTGCTCGTGGGGTTGAAGGCGATTATAGTGCGTTTACGGTTACTGATGTTACAGAAGTACCATATCGCATTGTAGCTAAATATAGGAATAATTCAGTCAGTCCTATGTTTTACCCTTCTATAATTGAGAAGGTGGGTAGAGAATACAATAATGCTTTTGTGCTTGTAGAACAAAATACAAGCGATCAAGTTACTGATATTTTATACAACGAATTAGAATACGAAAATATATTATTCGTCAACAGAACCACAAAGGGGCAATTTGTCTCTGGTGGCTTTGGTGGTGGTAAGACTCAGTTGGGTGTTTACACGGATAAGGCAGTCAAAAGACGTGGTTGCATGAATCTGAAAACTCTAATTGAAGAGAAGAAATTGTTGATCACGGACTTTGATGCAATTTCTGAGATTTCAACTTTCATCGAATCGAAAGGATCTTTCGCTGCAGATGACGGTTATCATGACGATATCGTTATGACTTTGGTTCTTTTTGCTTGGTTGTCAACCCAGCCATACTTTAAGGAGCTTACTGACGTTAATATGAGAACTGTTATATACGAAAAACAAATACAAGCAATAGAAGAACAGTTAACACCATTCGGGTTTATTTCGGATGGCAGGGAAGAGGAAGCTGCGCCTTTGAATTTCTAAAAATGCGAAATTACTAAATAATACTATGCAGTCCGTGCTCCTCAGCAAACAAAATAACATGTATATGTAATAAGGAGAATTACAATGCCTTTCCAACTTAGTCCTGGCGTTGCAGTCGTAGAAAAAGATTTCACTTCAATTGTTCCAGCAGTATCTACTTCTGCTGGTGCTTTTGCTGGCGCATTTGCGTGGGGTCCTGTAGAGGATCCTGTTCAGATCGCTTCTGAAAACGAACTTGTTGACAGATTCGGTAAAGCTACCGACAACAATTTTATCCCTTTCTTGACAGCAGCAAACTTCCTATCATACGCTAATAACCTGTTGGTTGTTCGTACTGATGGTACAAGTCTTAAAAATGCGGTGTCATCTGGTACACCAATCGTAATCAAAAACGCAGATACTTATGCTTCCAGCTTTGCAACTGGCCAAGCAAACGTAGGTGAGTTCGCTGCCAAATATCCAGGAACATTGGGTAACTCTTTAGAAGTTATCGCAGTGGACAAGGATTCATGGTCTGCTTTCCAAACTGCTCAACCAGCAGTTGCTGCTCAGTTTGAGTTCTCTCCAGACACTTCACCTTATGCTAAGAATGCTGGCAAAACAGGTGCTGAAGATGAATTGCACATTTTAGTCCTAGACAAGAATGGTGCATGGTCTGGTGTAGCAGGAACTGTTCTAGAAAAATTCGTTGGTCTATCTAAAGCATCTGATGCTAAGAGATTAGATGGTTCAAACAACTACTACAAAGATGTACTTAACAGCCAATCTAAGTATATCTGGTGGATGGATCACTCAACTGCTCTTGCTTCTACTGGCGCTGAATGGGGTACTGCTGTTACAACAATCGGTTCTGCTCAGTACAAAGCATTAACTGCTGCATTAGATATTACTCTAACAGGTGGTGCTGATGACTTCGCTCCAACTGCAGGCAATCAACAAACTGCTTATACAATCTTCGCTAACGATGAATTGTATGACATCTCTCTAGTGATCGCAGGTAAGGCATCTTCTACTGTTGCTACTCACATTATTAACAATATTGCAGAAGTGCGTAAAGATTGCGTTGTGTTCATTTCACCAGAAGACGCTGATGGTTCTATCATCCTTGGCTCTGACGCTGCTGCTATTACAAAAATTACTGCATACCGTGATGCTCTACCAAGTTCATCATACGCAGTTCTTGACTCAGGTTTCAAATATCAATACGACCGTTACAACGATAAGTTCCGTTACGTTCCATTGAATGGTGACGTAGCTGGTCTATGTGCTCGTACTGATTACACAACAGATCCATGGTTCTCTCCAGGTGGTCTAAATCGTGGTCAAATTAAGAACGTAGTTAAATTGGCAGTTAATCCAGGTAAGACACAACGTGATACACTTTACAAGAAAGGTGTTAACCCAGTTGTTACATTCCCAGGAGAAGGAACTGTTCTATTTGGCGACAAGACTCTATTGGCTGCACCAAGTGCGTTTGATAGAATTAACGTGCGTCGCTTGTTTATCGTTCTTGAAAAAGCGATTGCAACTGCTGCTAAATTCCAATTGTTCGAGTTCAACGATTCGTTTACTCGTGCTCAGTTCCGTAACCTAGTTGAGCCATTCCTACGTGACGTTCAGGGACGTCGTGGTGTGACTGACTTCCGTGTTAAGTGCGATGACACTAACAACACTGGCGAGGTAATTGATCGCAATGAATTCGTTGCCGAGATCTTCGTTAAACCAAATCGTTCTATTAACTTTATCACTCTAACTTTCGTTGCTTCACGTTCATCAGTGAACTTTAACGAAATTGGTGGATAATACCTAAATAATAGAAGAAAGAATTAAGGAGATATTAAATGGCAAATATTGCTGATTTTAAAGCGCAACTGGTTGGAGGCGGTGCTCGTCCTAACCAGTTCCGTGTAGAACTTGCTTTCCCTTCATATGTTACTGCTGGGATTATCGCAGGTACTCGTGCTCAGTTTTTATGTAAAGCTGCGCAATTACCTGCTGCTACGATTGAAGACATCCCTGTCCAATATCGTGGTCGTGCTGTTCACTTTGCTGGCGAGCGTACGTTTGCTCCATGGACTGTTTCGATTATTAATGACACAACATTCAATATTCGCAATGCGTTCGAACAATGGTCAAACGGTGTTCAAAACTTGACAACTACAAACGGTAGAACTAACCCACGTGATTATCAAGTTGACTTGAACGTGCATCAGCTAGACCGTAACGGTGGTATCATTAAGTCTTACAAATTTGTGGATGCATATCCAACAAACATTGGAGCGATTGCTTTAAGTTTTGATACAACAAATGCTATCGAAGAATTCGAAGTAGAATTTACATACAACTTCTGGTCATCTAATACTGCGACAGCATCTGGTGTTGGCGTGAACGTATCGATCGATACACCGATCGGTTCACTACCAATCCGTATCTAATACAATTTTTTATAATTATTTGAGAGTAGGTCAGAATGGCTGAATTATTTGGTTTTGAGATAAAGCGAAAGAAACAGAAAGAGGTGGCAAGCATCGTCTTGCCATCTCCTGACGATGGCAGCACGATCGTAAACAGTGCTGGGGGTTACTATGGGATGGTTCTTGATCTAGATTCTTTAATCAAGAACGAGAACGATCTTATTAAGAAATATAGAGAGATCGCACAATATCCAGATTGCGATGCAGCGATTGAAGATATTGTAAACGAAGCGATTGTATCTGAAGACAATAAGTCTCCAGTTAACATTGTATTAGATCATGTTAAATTATCACCAAGTATTAAGAATAAAATTCAAGATGAATTTGCTAATATTCTTAAGGTGTTAAAATTTGAAGAGAAATGCAATGACATGTTTCGTTCATGGTACATAGATGGCAGACTCTATTACCATATTTTATTAGACGTCAATAAGCCAAAAGATGGCATTATTGAATTAAGATTTATTGATCCACGCAAGATCCGTAAGATTAAAGAAGTTATTAAAGAGCGTGGACAAAATGGTGCTGAGATTGTTACAGGTGTTGAAGAATACTACATCTATAACGACAAAGGTATTACTGAAGGTAGAACGCAAGGAATCAGACTTTCACTTGATTCTGTAATTTTTGTTCCTTCAGGTGTAGTTGATAATAACACTGGTATGACATTGAGTCATTTGCATAAAGCAATTAAACCAGTAAATCAACTTAAGATGATTGAAGACTCTTTGGTCATCTATAGAATTACTAGAGCACCAGAGCGTAGAGTTTTCTATATTGATGTCGGTAACTTGCCTAAGTTAAAAGCTGAGCAATATGTTAACGACATTATGAATAAGTTTAAGAATAAAGTTGTTTACGATGCTACTACAGGTGAAGTCAAAGATGACAGAAAACACCTTAGTATGCTTGAAGACTTTTGGATGCCACGTCGTGAAGGTGGTAAAGGAACTGAGATTACTACGCTACAAGGTGGTCAAAGTTTAGCAAACATCGAAGACGTTGAATATTTCCAAAATAAACTTTATCAAGCATTAAGTGTTCCTGTAACACGTCTAAGACAAGATACAGGATTTACCTTAGGTAAAGCATCTGAGATTACACGTGACGAAGTTAAGTTTAGTAAATTTATTAATCGTCTACGTAAAAAGTTTTCAAAGGTATTCTTAGATACATTAAGAGTACAGCTAATTGCTAAGTCTATTATTAGCCCAGATGATTGGGAAGACTTATCGTTAGAGCAGGATATTAAATTTGACTTTATGAAGGATAACTTCTTCGCAGAGTTAAAAGGTACTGAAATTTTACAAGGTCGACTAAACATGCTTCAAGCAGTTGAACCTTACGTTGGTAAATATTATTCAGTCGAGTGGGTTCGTAAGAACGTCTTACATCAAACAGACGAAGAGATCGAAGAGATCGATGGTCAGATTGATAGTGAGCAAGAGAAAATTTCTCAGTTACAGTTTGCGCCAACACCAGTTACGCAACAACCTGATGAGATTGCCCCAGAAGCTGATGGTGAAACACAGAATGTTCCTTAAGGAGAATAACAGATGAGTACAAGAGATTTAGTTGATGCTATGGTTGCTGGTAAATCGGTCGACATGGAATCCGCATTTAATTCATGCGTTGCAGAACGTGTTGCTGAAAAGTTAAACCAAATGAAAGTGGATCTTGCACAAACAATGTTCCAAAGTTCAGAAGAAACAGAAACCGCTGTAGAAGAGTAATCTAATGCTACAGTTTTCGTCATTAAGAAAAAAGATTTTAGGTGCGACGAACATCGCAGAATCTTTTTTATACGGTAAGAATAGATCTAATGTAAAAATTACGTCAGATCTATCTGTATACATTAATGGCGAAAAGTTAGATGTAGAATTTTCGAGTTTAGAAGAAGCCAGAGAATACAGTAAAGAGCATATATCTACACAAGAAATATTAGAAAGTATCGATATAACAATACCAGAAAATAAAGTAGCGTCATATATTAAGAAACACTACAATATAGAAAAGATAACCGATACTTTGATCGAGTCATATATTGAATTGGCTTCTTCTAACATTTTTACAGTAGACCCTGTTATTCTTGAAATGAAGACAGGCTCTACGCTAATCGCTGGAAAATTAGACTATACGCTAGAAGATGGTACTGTAGTTGCTATTGACGAATCTACTCAATCTAACCTAAATATGTTATTGAAAGACCGTCCCGAGATAGTTGAGTACATGAGAGAATCTAAGGATAATTTTATGCGTATTGTTAGAGACATTAAAGGGTAAGAAATGGCTGCTACTAAAACAGTAACAAAGAAAACAAATAAAGATGCGATCGTTAGAATCGTTGCGACAGCTGCGAATGACACATCAACGATTGACCTTCAAACCGATCTTAAACTTACAAACGAAACATTAGGCGCAGCCCAAAAGGTTTATATTTCAGCTGCTTATTTTAGCACAGCTGCGAATGTAAGTTTAACTAGAAACAGCGTAGTAGTTGCTAACTACTTTGGTGGTGGCGATCATATCGATGCTGAGTGGGTTCTTACCGATCAAGAAACACACGATATCGTTGTTACCTTTGGTGGCGCTGGAATGATTATGTTGCATCTTAAGAAAATTGATGGATATAATGATCCAATCGAAACTGCAGCTTTCGGTATCTATGATGACGAAACTGTTGTAGGGAGTTAATCAATGAAACTCATTAGAGAAGAAGTACAAGACATTAAGTTTGTTGTAGAAGAAAAAGTAGGAAAGAAAAAAGACTACTTTATTGAAGGTATCTTCTTGCAAGCTGATATTAAAAACCGTAACGGTCGCATGTATCCATCTGAAATTATGGATAAAGAAGTTGCTCGTTACATGGAAGAAACAGTGCAGAATAATCGTGCCTTTGGCGAACTGGGACATCCAGACGGTCCAGGCATTAACCTTCATCTTGTTTCGCATATGATTACATCATTGCGCAAGGAAGGTAGTAACTACGTTGGTAGAGCAAAGATTTTAGAAACACCAAATGGTATGATCGCTAGAGGTCTTTTAGACGGTGGCGCAAACCTTGGAGTTTCTTCAAGAGCAATGGGTTCACTTAAAGAAAACAAAGACGGTGTCCAAATTGTTCAAGACGATTTCATGTTGTCAACCGCAGCAGATATCGTTGCCGACCCTTCAGCACCAGATGCTTTCGTTCGTGGCATTATGGAAGGTAAGGAGTGGGTTTTCGTTGATGGGAAATTTGTGGAGAAACATATAGATGAAGTTAAGCGTGTAATACGTAAGACATCATCGAAGAATTTAACGGAAGCCAAGATCCGTGCTTTCCAGAATTTTTTGAGTAAAATCAAATAATTTATAAATAATTACAATAGAACTCATCCAGTTACAGGAGACCAAAGATGTCAATTGAAAAGAAAATTGCCGAGATGCTAGCTGAATCACAAAAGCTGCAGGCATCGTTGGGCGAAGAACAAAATCCAGACAATAAGAGAAATGATGTTCGCGAGCCAACAGCACCAACAACTAAGAAAGGTGATGTTAAGAGCAATGCTTCAGCTCCAGAATCATCAAATCTTAAAGCAGTAAAAGAAGAAGACGAAACAATCGAAGACGAAACTCTAGTAGAAGAAGAGATCGTTGAAGAAGAAATCGTTGACGAGAAGAAAGAAAGAGAAATCACAGTTGATGTCAGCGAAGATGTAGCTGCTCTTGTTAACGGTGAAGGTCTTTCAGAAGAATTTAAAACTAAAGCTGCAACAATTTTTGAAGCAGCAGTAGTTACTCGAGTTAAGCAAGAAGTCGCTAAACTCGAAGAAGAGTTTGATGCAAAACTTGCTGAGCAAGTTGAGAGCTTCAAAGAGGGTCTTGTTGAAAAGGTTGATGGATATCTCAACTATATGGTTGAGCAGTGGATTGCAGATAATGAACTTGCCCTTGAATCTGGTATTAAGTCTGAAATTATGGAAGACTTTATCGAGAAGATTAAAGTTGCTTTCCAAGAGTCTTACATTGAAATTCCTGAAGAGCGTTTCGATGTATTGGCAGACATGGAAGAAAAACTTCAGTCTCTTGAATCCAAACTTGACGAAACTGTCGCTAAGAATGTTGAATTGACAAAGTCTATCAATGAGTCTGCTCGTCAGGCAACAATTGATGCTTATGTTAAAGACATGGCTGACACAGAAGTAGAGAAGTTTAAGTCTTTAGCAGAAGAATTGGCTTATGATGATGCTGAGTCATTTAAGGCAAAACTTCAGACAATACGTGAAAACTACTTTACTAAGAAGGCAACTTCAGAAGTTAAGTCTGTTGTAACAGACAGCGCAGTAGAAGAGCTAAAAGAAGAGAAGGTCGTTGACCCATCTGTTAAGGCTTATCTAGCTGCATTTAACAGTATCAAGAAATAATAACAATCCACATTAGGAGTAAACAATGGACCGCACAGATCTATTAAAAAAATGGGCACCGATTCTAGAACATGAATCAATGCCAACAATCAAAGACAACTACCGTAAGGAAGTTACAGCTGTTCTACTAGAGAACCAAGAAAAGGCTCTTAAAGAAGAACGTCAACAACTATTTGAGACAACTCCAGTTAACGCTGCTGGTGCTGGTATCTCTCTTGGTGGCGCAGGTACTAACGCTAATATGGCTGGCTATGACCCAGTTCTTATCAGCCTAGTGCGTCGTGCAGCTCCACAAATGATCGCTTATGACATTTGCGGTGTTCAGCCAATGACACAACCAACTGGTCTTATCTTCGCAATGAAGAGCAAATACAGCGCACAAAACGGTGCTGAAGCTCTTTACAACGAAGCTGACACATTGTTCTCTGGTACTGGTGACCGTGACAGCGGTACTTCTGGCTACCAAGGCGCACGTGGTAACAACCCATATGACACCAACTATGACATCGGTCGTGGTATGACTACAGCTACTGCTGAAGATCTAGGTGGCGCAAATACTTTCAACGAAATGGCTTTCTCTATCGAGAAAACTAGCGTGACTGCAAAGACACGTGCTTTGAAAGCTGAATACACAATCGAACTAGCACAAGACTTGAAATCAGTTCATGGTCTTGATGCTGAAGGCGAATTGTCAAGCATCCTTTCAACAGAAATCTTGGCTGAAATCAACCGTGAAGTTGTACGTACTGTGTACTCTTCTGCTAAGGTTGGTGCTCAAGCTGGAACAGCAAACGCTGGTGTGTTCGACTTAGACGTTGACGCTAACGGTCGTTGGTCTGTTGAGAAGTTCAAAGGCTTGCTATTCCAAATCGAGCGTGAAGCAAACGCAATTGCTCAACAAACTCGTCGTGGACGTGGTAACTTCATCATCTGCTCTAGCGATGTTGCTTCTGCAATGGCTATGGCTGGTGTTCTTGACTATACTCCAGCTCTTGCTGGCAACAACGGTTTGAATGTTGATGAGTCTTCAACAACTTTCGCTGGTGTTCTAAATGGTCGCTACAAAGTTTATGTTGACCCATATACAGTTGCTAACGCATCTGCTGGTACTGGTCAACAGTTCTTCGTGGTTGGTTACAAAGGCACTTCAGCATTCGATGCTGGTTTGTTCTACTGCCCATACGTTCCTCTACAATTGGTTCGTGCAATCGACCCAGCTACTTTCCAACCAAAGATTGGTTTCAAGACTCGCTACGGCATGGTCTCAAATCCATTCGTTCAATTGGACGGTTCTGGCAACATGGTTGCTGGCGAAAACTACTACTACCGCAAGGTACGTGTAAACAACCTAATGTAATTGGTTGAGCCACCAATAAGAGTGGTATTTAAAAGGGAGACTTCGGTCTCCCTTTTTTTATCTTATAAATAGTCATATTACCTATTAGAGATAACACTATGGCGCAAGTTTTAACCTGTCCTGTTCCAGACAATATCAATTTTTTAAGTCCTAACGGATTTAAACTCTCTATTGAGAAATTGCCTGAGTTAACATTTTTCGCACAAGAAGTAAACCTTCCTGGACTCCAATTAGGTGAGCCAGAGTTTGGTACACCATTCTCACGTGTTCCTGTTCCTGGCGAAACATTAACCTATGATTCTTTTGAGATTCGTTTTATGGTTGATGAAAGGATGAAAAACTACAAAGCAATTTATAGTTGGATGATTGCTCTTGGATTCCCAGAGTCATACTCTCAATATGTAAATTTTGTTGATGCTGCTGAGTTGAACAATATCAGCGAATTGGCATCAAACTATTCTGATGCTACTTTGCAAATCTTAACAAACGTGAATACAGATAATCAACTCGTGCAGTTCTATGATTGTTTTCCTGTAAGTTTATCGTCAATGATTTTCCAAACGCAAAACCAAGACGTACAGTACATTGGAGCAACTGCTACGTTTAAATTCTCATACTACAAGTTCTTGTAAACAAATTTACAATTATTGACATTTAGGGTATAATAGAGTATATACCTACGGAGATTATTATGAACATTGAACAATTACAAGAGATGTGGGCGGTCGACTGCCAGATAGACGATGATCGTCTTGACAAAGAAGCAGTCAGAACACCTAACCTGCACTCGAAATATCTAAACATTCTAATCGCAAATAAATTGAAACTTGCTAAAGTCAAGGCAGACTACAACACACTTAGACAAGCAAAGTTTCGTTACTATCGTGGCGAGATGGGTAAACAAGAATTAGAAGATTATGGATGGGGGCAGTGGCAAGGCGCAAAGCCACTTAAGAATGAAATGGATGAATTTCTATCTGGCGACGCAGAATTAAATAAAGAATATGTCAGGATGGAATATGTTTCTGCCATAGTTACCTTCTGCGAATCTATCCTTAATCAAATTAAATCAAGAGACTTTCAAATCAAAGGTGCGATTGACTGGAAGAAATTTATTAGTGGTGCTTAATGAAGTTAAAGATTGAAAAACTAGACAATGTATACGTAAGGGTTCTTTCAGAAGATGAAGGAATCTTATACGAACTTGCAGAGTTCTTTACATATGAATATCCAGGAGCAAGGTTTACACCACAGTATCGTGCTAGACTTTGGGACGGTAAAGTCCGTATGTATGATATTATGCGCAAGACTCTTTACGTTGGTCTAGTAAAGTATGTTGAAAGTTTTGCGTTTGAACGTGGGTATGAAATTGAGTGGGTAAATCAAGTTATCACTCAAACTAATGTTGACTTAGAAACTGTTTCTAAATTTGCTGCTTGGTTAAACCCAATGGGACACGGTAAACCTATCGAGATCCGTGACTACCAATTAGAAGCAGTACATAAAGCGATTCAAGATGAACGAACTTTACTCTTATCGCCAACTGCATCAGGTAAGTCGTTTATTATCTATACAACTATGAGATGGCATTTAAATGAAGGACGTAAACAAATTATTATTGTTCCTACTACATCTCTAGTTGAGCAACTATACGCAGACTTTGCGGACTACTCATCTGCTAATGGGTGGAG